AAATTAGCAGAAACACTAACAGAGGGTGTTAAACAAACAAAAAGAAAGTTAAGATGGCACAAAAAATAGAAGTTGAATTTGAGTTAAAATACAAAGAAGCCGTTAAGAATTTAGATGAGTTTCAAAAGGAGTATGCAAAACTTGAAAAGGAAGTTGTAAGTGCTAATGAAAAGACTGCTGAAAGTTTAGAGAAAGTTGAAAAAGGTGCAAAGGACGGTGCAAAGGGTATTAAGAAAGTTGGTGTATCAATAGGAAACCTTGCAAAAGCATCTGGTATTATATTCTTGTTACAAAAAGCATTTGAGTTTGTAAGTAGTGCAGTACAAGAAAACCAAGAAGTAATGGATGGTTTAAATACTATCTTTAAAACTGCTCAAATAGTATTCAATGAAGTACTTGATGTTATAACGGGTGTGTATGAAAGTGTTTCATCTGCATCTGAAAACTTTGATGCACTTGGTAAGGTTATGGGTGGTTTATTAACTATTGCATTAACACCTTTTAAAGTAGCTTTTTATGGTATTCAGTTAGGCATACAAGCAGCACAGTTAGCTTGGGAGCAATCTATATTTGGTGATGGTGACCCAACAACAATAAAAGCTTTAAATGAAAGTATTGCAGAAACCAAAGCTAATTTAAAAGAAGTAGGTGAAGAAGCGGTACAAGCGGGAACAGATGTTGTTACAAACTTTGTTGAAGCAGTACAAGAAGCGGGTGCAATAGGTTCACAACTTGTTGATGGTGTAAAAGAAATAAGTGTTGAGGCTGCATTAGAAACAGCAAAGGCAAACCAAGCATTGGAAAAGTCTGCACAAATAGCTGCTGCACAAAGTAGAATACTATTAGAACAATATGATAGACAAGCAGAACTACAAAGACAAATTAGAGATGATGAAACAAAAAGCATAGCTGAAAGACAAGCAGCAAATGATGAGTTAAATAATATTCTTGTAAAGCAAGAAGAAGAAATGACTAAAAATGCTAAATTAGTCAAAGCAGCAGCACAAGCACAATTTGATTTAACTGGTAAAACAGAAGATTATGTTGCGGTATTAGAAGCTGAAGCAGAAGTACAAGCGGTTGCATCACAAATAACTGGGTTTAAATCAGAACAACAAACCAACGCAAACGCATTACTAAAAGAAGCAACAGAATTAACAAACGCAAAAGCAGAAAGTGAAAGTAATTTAACTATTGCTAAAAAAAGATTAGTAGCAGAAGAAATAGAAAACGAATTATTACGTTTACAAGAATTACAAAAAATTGATAAATTAGAAAAAGAACAAGAAACTAAAAGACTACAAGCAATAGTAGATAATGCAAATGCTGGTACACAAGCAAAGATAGATGCAGAAATAGCTTTAAATGATTTTAAACAACAATCAGATGAACAAGCATTAGCAAGGTCTAAAGAAATATCTGCTGCACAAACAGAAATAACTAATACAGAATATGAAGCCAAAAGAGCATCATTAGAGGGTTATGCTGGTGCATTAAGTAGTATATCTGGTTTATTAAGTCAAGAAACTGCTGCTGGAAAAGGTGTTGCTATTGCATCATCATTAATAGATACTTATGCAGCTATTACGGGTACATTAAAAAATACTGCTAAAACACCAGCGGGTGGAATACCAGGTTTTGCTATTGCACAAGCTATTGCAACGGGTGTAGCTGGGTTTGCTGCTGTAAAAAAGATTGCAAGTGTACAAGTGCCAGGTGGTAGTGGTGGTGGTTCAAGTCAAACGGGTTCTATGCCAAACGTATCAACTCCACCAGCATTTAATGTAGTGGGCGCAAGTGGTGAAACACAATTAGCAGATGCAATAGGTAGTCAAACACAAAGACCAGCAAGGGCATACGTTGTATCTAATGATGTAACAACTGCACAAGAAATGGATAGAAACATTATTGAGGGTGCAAGTATCTAAATGCAAAATTAAAAACTAAACACGTTATATATTTATGAAGATAATAGAACTTATTTTAGATGAAGAACAAGATGATATTGGAGTAGATGCAATTTCTATTGTAGAAAGTCCAGCTATTGAAAGTGATTTTGTTGCTTTAAAAAACCAAGAAATAAAGTTAGCAGAAGTAGACAAAGAAAAGAAAATCTTAATGGGTGCTTTATTAATACCAAATAAGCCTATTTACCGCAATGGTGGTGAGGGTGAGTATTACATATTCTTTTCAAAAGATACTATAGTAAAAGCATCTCAAATGTTCTTACAGAATGGTAAACAAAGTAATTCAACATTAGAACACAACCAAGCATTAAATGGTTTAACATTGGTTGAAAGCTGGATAGTAGAAGATAAAGTACACGATAAAAGTGTAAAGTATGGAATGGATTTACCATTAGGTACTTGGATGGGAAGTGTAAAAGTAAACAATGACGATGTTTGGAATGAGTATGTTAAAACAAATAAAGTTAAGGGTTTTTCTATTGAGGGTTATTTTGCAGATAAAATGGAAGCACCTAAAGAAAATGTTGAAGAACAATTAAGCGAAGAATTATTAAGTAAAATTAAATCGATTATAACACAAAAGTAAATTATGAAAAGTAACATTGAAAAAGTTTATAGCAAACTACCAAAAACAGAATTAGCAACACAAAAAGTAGAATTAGGTATAGCAGATGATATTGCAAAAATGCAATCTACATTACAAAAATCTATGTCTGATGCAGATGATAAATTAAAAGAATTTAAAGACGCAAAAGCTCAAATTGAAAAAGCAAAAGCAGAAGCATTAAAAGTTAAAAAATCTTCTGATAAAATTAGAAACCTAATAACCAAAAGTTTAGTTAAAGCAAACAGTTTAGGTGATAAAACAGACAAAGCAGCAAATGATTTAGGTGTTAAGTCAAGCGATATAAAAGGCTATGATAAAATGATGGAATTAATAATAGATTTAACGGGTGCCGTTGCTGATATAAGAGATTTTGATTTTAATCTAGGCAGATAGTAAATGCAAAGAAACAACAAAAATAAAACATTTATACCAAGTAGAACATCACCTACTGGCGGTGGTCGTGCTTGTTTATGTTGGGATACTAAAAAGTATTCTATCTCTTGTTGTGATGGTTCTATTCAAGCACAAGGTATAGGTGTAATAACAAGAACAGACTGAAAATGCAAATTTTAATAATTAAATAGTTATACAAGAGTATGAAAGCAAATCAAATGTTAAACGAAATAAAAACACTTCTAAACATCGAGGTAAAACTTGAAGAACAGAAGTTAGAAAACGGTACTGTAGTAAGTGCAGAAGCCTTTGAAAAAGATAATGAAATTTTCATTGTAACTGACGATGAAAAAGTAGCAATGCCAGTAGGGGAGTATATCCTTGAGGATGGTAGACTATTAGTAGTTGAAGCAGAAGGTCTTATTGCAGATGTAAGAGATGTATCTGATGAGGTTCCAGAAAAAGAAGAAGCAACCAAAGAAGTTGAAGAAACTGAGGATTTAGAAGAAGAAGAAGAAAAAAAAGATATGGCAGATGTTGCCGATTGGGAGGGAATGGAGAAAAGAATTCAAAACCTAGAAGATGCCATTGCAAGTCTTAAAGGAGATAAAGAAGAAATGGGAGTTGAAAATGGTGTATTAAAATCACGAACTGTAAAAGAAGAATTTTCAGAAGAAGTTAAGGAAGAAATAAAAGAAGAATTATCAGCAGTAAAACCAATTAAACACAATCCAGAAGCAAGTACACCACAAAAAACACAAGTGCAATTTGGTAAAGGACAATTTAACACAACACTAGATAGAGTATTAAGTAAATTAAACAAATAAAAATGAATAAAAGAAACGTAAATTTAGCAACAACAACTAACATCACTACTACTTATGCTGGTGAATTTGCTGGTGAGTATATCGCAGCAGCTTTATTATCTGCATCAACTATTGATGATGGTGGTTTAACAGTAAAGGCAAACATTGCTTTTAAAGAAGTAATTAAAAAATTAGCTACAAGTGCAATAGTACAATCTGCATCTTGTGATTTTGACCCACAATCAACTATCACACTAACAGAAAGAATTATTCAGCCAGTTGAACTACAAGTAAACCTACAACTTTGTAAGTATGATTTCGTGAACGATTGGGAGGCGCAATCTATGGGTTATGGTCTTGGTCAAACATTACCTCCAAAGTTTTCTGATTTCTTGATTGCACACGTTGCATCAGAAGTAGCACAGAACACAGAATTTTGTATTTGGCAAGGAGATACTGCAGCTGGTTCTAACAACTCTTTTGATGGGTTTGAGAAACTAATTGCAGCAGCAGCAACTGCGGGAGATATTCCAGCAGCACAACAAGTAACTGGAACAACTTTAACATCTGCAAACATCATTGATGAAATGAGCAAAGTAGTAGATGCAATACCAGCAGCATTATATGGTAAAGAAGATTTATTTGTATATGTACCAACACAAGCAGCGAAGCTCTACGTGACCGCATTGGGAGGTTTCGGAGCAAATGGTCTTGGAGCAAATGGTGTAGCTAATATGGGTACACAATGGTGGA